ACCTAATAAGAGAGGTAAGCCTACAGCTAAGTTAAAGCTTAATCCTAAAGACTATGACTTAGTTATTATAGATGAGTCTCATAACTTAGGTACACTAGGTAAGCCGTCTAATAGAATTAAACTAATTAAGTTACTATGTTATAATATGCCACATATTCATCTTAGTGGTACAGCTATAGTTGAGAGTCCTTGTAGTATTTATCATCAAATGTTTATTAGTAAATTTAATCCATTCAAGTTTAAAAACTTCTATGATTTTCATAGAGTATATGGAGAGCCTTACTATATTAAAGCAGGTGGTAGAGATATTAACCAGTATGATAAAGCTAAGGATACATTACTACCTAAGATAAATGAGTTCACTATTTATATGAGCCAAGAAGATGCCGGTATTAGTGAAGACGTACAAGCTACAGACAAGGTACACTATGTTGAACTAAAAGAAGCTACTAAATGGCTTTATAATAGATTGCAAGAAGATATGATTATCTATTTACCAGTTGATAAGCCAGGAGAGTTTAAAGGTAATTTACAGGATAAAATACCACTAGTTTGTGATAGTACAATGAAACTTAGAACTAGCCTACATATGATAGAGTCAGGTATTGCTAAGATAGATGATGAGTACATAGAACTAGGTAATACAGAGAAGATAGACTATATTAAGAATGAGTTTGGTGATGAAGAAGACATTGGAATTATGTGTCACTTTGTTGGTGAGCGTAAGTTATTAGAGAGGAAGTTTAAAAAGGCTAAAATATATAGTTCATCGTCTCATGCAGAAGGTGTTGATCTATCTCATCTAAGACATTTTATTATTCTTTCAAGTGATTATAGTGGTAGCAAGTTTGTACAACGTAGAGATAGGATTGTTAACATTAATGGAAGTAAGTCAACTACTGTTAATCACATACTGGTTAAGAAAGCTATATCAGAGCAAGTTTATAAGAAGGTGTCTAAGAAGTTAGACTTTAATAATAGTACATATATAAAGGAAGAGTTATGAATAAGTTTTTAAGATTGATAGGGTATATTAATAGTAGAGGTAAAGTGGATACAGTAGAGATAGCAGTAGATATTATAGCAGTAACAGTTATAATGTTAATAATAGTAGTACTGTACAAATTATGAGTAATATACTAGAAGTATTTGTGTGGTTTTTATTGTTAATATTTGCTTTATCAGTAATTGGTAAAGCAAATGAACCTATTTGCTATCAGCCTACAGATGATATTTATATCTGTCAGGATGATAACACTACTTATGTATTTACTGTAGACTGGCTAGAGTCTCAGCATTTCTAATAGCTCTACCCTTAGTTTGCTTAGCATATCTAGACTTTAAGATATTATTAGCGGCCGCTTTATATCTACCTTCTTTTAGTTGTCTGGAAAAGATAGGCCACTTATTAATAAAAGCTGCTCCCATATTGTAAGACATGTCTTTTAATACCTGTTGTACCTCTTCGGGTTGTTCTTTTACCCAAGGAGCATTTTTATATAGTCCAGCTGTATGAAGTTTTTCATCTTTCTCATACATCTTTTGTGCTTCTTCCCTAGTAATACCATTAGCAAATATACCTGATTTCTTTTCCTCTTTAGTAAGTTTATGACCATAACCTATAGTAGCATAACCTAAACTATCTTTATAGACTTTAGATCTAAACCCTTCATTTTGTTGTGTGGTTGTCATACTAGAATCCTTTTGTTGTGTGGTTGTACCTTTTATACTATATTCACTAGTAGCTTTTGCAGTTAGTTCGTTTTCTGCCTTTAATGAACCAGCAACAAAACTAGATTTATTAGGTAGCATATCTTTTATCCATATACTAGCAGCATCTAGTTCATCATACTCTTCTAAGTCCTCACCATAACTAAGTTGCTGAGACTCGTCCATAGTGGATAAGTTAGGTTCAATATTTGATGGTTTAGTTACTCTATTGTCATCACTCTCTACTATATTACCAAAGTTAAATTCTTGTTGTGTCATTTACTATTCTCCTTATTTGTTAGATTTATTATCTACATCTATTAGATCTCTAAGAGTCTTACCAATCTCTCTACCTTTCTCATTAACTAATGGCATATCTAGTTCCTTACCAGTTAAATCTTTAAAACGTCTATTACGTATCTGTATATCCACTGGTATTTCTATATCTATATGAAACATATATCGTACCATTTCTGTTCTATGTCTACCTTCGTGTCCAGTGATAAATAACTTACCATTTTTTATTTCACCAAATAGTATTGGAGGTGCTACTCTTGGTATCTTACCTTCTTTATACTCTTTTAGTATGTTCTTACTGAAGTCTAGTGCTTTCTCGTTATTAACTTCAGGACTATAATCTAAAGGTTCTGATAGTCTCTTAAATAAAGAAGGTTTAGTCTTAATAGTAAACCCTCTATAAGCATGTTCACTTTTAGATTGATTACCAATAATACCCTTAGGATAGTCCTCCAAGCTTCTAGAACTAAATAACTTATCTACCATAGTCTGTCTAACATTTTTAGGTAGTAATCTAATTTTCTTAGGGTCACCAGATAGTACAGCATCTGATACTGGCTTCTTCCATAATCCTTCTATCTGTAAATCTTTACTAGCAGTAGTATCTATATTCTGTAAGGATTCTTTAACTAATTTATCATTTACATTTTCTGTATTTCTTAATGCTTTATTATATCTTTCAATTATCCTATTAGTTAATTTCTCAGCATCTTTTTTACTAAGTTTTACTCCTGAATCTCTTTGTATACTACCAATTAATATCTTAGCTTCTTTATTTATATAATCTGCTGTAGACTTAACATTATTATTACGAGTATCTACTTTCATTCTCTTAAAGTGTTTAAGTAGTTTATCCATCCTAGTATCTGTAACTATTTTATATGTAGAATCTATAACTGCTTTACTATCTTCTGCACTAAGTTTAACGTCTCTTATCCATTCAATTAAATCTTCTGATTGTACTGCCTTTGATACTTCCCTACCTTTAACTGCTTGTTTACCCTTAGAGGTAACATATAAAGGCTCATTAGTTTTAGTAAATGGTACTGAATCAGGTTTCCATTCTAACAATTTAGGATTAGTTCGTACTATATCTTGTATCATAGTATTCTTAACACCTGCTGTTAATTCGTTTATAGCTTTCTGAACTTCTTTCATCTTACTAGGAGTCTTTAGTATATTAGCTAGTCTATCTTCCATACGTACAGCTCTAGCACTCTTACCTGGAAACATCTTTAGCACACGTCTAACTATTTGAGTAGTTAGGAATACTTTAAATCTTTCCCACATATCAGAGCCTAAACCACCCACATCAGTATCCGAACGTAATGCTATGGCACGTATAACATCATCAGTTCTAAATGCTTTTGCTACATCGTCAGCTAACTGTTGTATCTGTTTACCTTGTTTAGTTACAAACCCTTTGGTAGAAAGTGCTTTACTAAATGTTTTCCATGATAAGTCATCTATATGGTCACCAAATGCTTCTTTAATAATCAAGTTCTCTAGTGCATAAGTATCCTTAGAACCTATCACATTCTGTATAGCTTCAAATGTAAGCTCACCACTATCTCTATCAGCTTGAAGTAATTCTAGTACTCTTCCACTTGTTATTTGTTTTTTCTTATCTACCCTTCCAGTAGCACGTAATAATGCTTCACCTACTTTAGACTCCTTAAGTGCTATCATATCTATGTAGTCAGCATTAACTTCTTTCCACCTAATATAATCTTCAGGTTCAAGTATATTTTTTATATGTTTCTCTACCTTATCCTTTACCTTAGTCCAATCATTTAGATGCACTCCTTTTACTTTGCGTAGTACAGAATTTATATGTGGCATAGCAGTAAGATAATCTTTTATAGTAACATCAGGTTTACCTAATAATCTTTTTATAGCCGTTCTATCAGTAGCTATTGCTTCTAATTCTTCTGGTAGAGTTACAGGATTATCTACCTTAACAGCTTTATTAATAACACCCTTTTTAACAGTATTATAGTTAGCTTTTACATTCTCAACGGACTGTCTCATTCTAATAGAAAAACCTTCAGTATCTACTGGTTCATCAATTAGTTTTTCAAACACTCGTCTCCTATTAACTCTGCCTTCATCCATAGCCTTCTGCATATCAGGGTCATATCCAGCTAGTCTCATTTTAAGTTTAGCACCTTTTTCACCCATATAGTCAAGCAATGCCCTAGTTTTATCACCATAGCTACCATCAGTAGATTCTATCCCAGCCCAGTTAGTATATATTTTATCTGCTTCATCATCAGTAAGGTTGAATTGACTTTTATAGTACTGATATACATTCTTCTTTGCTGGTTCAGATAGTTTCTCCATAATTTTAACTGCACCAGCACTTACAATACCTGATGCTAAACCTAATGCAGCTGATGTACCTTTGTCTTCTGTAGCTCTAGCAGTAGCATAACCTAGCATACCTTCTACTGCAAAGATACCTAATTTAGATTGTATTGTAAAAGGTAGTGTTATTAATGATGGAAAGACCTCACCTGCTGTACCCTTAGAAAAGAAGTCTTTATCTTGTCTATTTCTAATATACATTTTAGTCCACTTATCTATCTCTTCAAACCTAGCATTATATTCTTTATCATCTATACGACCAATAGCATGTCTTATATCATTAGCAGCTTTACTAACACCAGTCATAGTTTTAAGTACGCCCATATGAAAGTCACTATTAATAACAGAAGGCCCGAGAGCTTTAACATCCTCATCCCACTGTTTGTCCTGCTTAGCTTCATGTGCTTTATTATACAAGTGAGCTAGTATTTGTCTATCTGCTTCTTCTGGTGCAATATCTTTTTCTAATAGTGCAGACTTAGCACCTTGTATATCAAACATAGCACCACTCTGTTCTAAATGGGCTAATATTTGTTCATCACTAGCACCAGCATTTCTAGCGCCTAGATAATCAAATGTATTCTCTATGTTATTAAGACGTTTTTCTCTTTGTACTACTGCATCATCAGCAATAAATTCTTGTGCTTGAGGGTCAGTCTCTTGCATATGTTGTACAGTAGGATTCTCAGACTGTACTATTCCAGTACCATCATTAATATTTTCTATTTGTTCTCTTAAACTAACCATCATAATCCTTCATTAGTATTTTGAGGTAATTTTAGCTGTTGACTATTAGCAGACTGCCCGCCTAATTGCCCACCTGAACCTAAGTTCTCTTGCATTTGTGGTTGAGGTTGTAGCATATTAGCTGTCTCATCTAGTATTCTAGCTATATCAACACTATGTTTAGACTTCATACTCTTAACAGATAGTGAAGCAGCTTTCATATAACCTGCTGGATTAACAGTCATAAGTGCATTACCTATGTTACCACTAAGCATAGTCTCTAACATTAGTTGGTTCTTTTCATCTTCATCGTTATAACTAACTGGGTCTATCTCTATTTCTACATCACTAAATTCTAGGTCTGTATCAGGGTCATTGAGTGGCATCATTAATATGTTACCATATTTATCTTTTTCAGGTTCACTAGTTTCTTCGTCTATTACCTCGTCATAAAATACTTCACCTGTAACTGGATGCTGTAATGGTTTATTTAGTGCTACCCATCTTTCACCAGTAGCTTCATCAACAACACGTATGATTTGTTCTGATCTATAGTACTGTTTAATAAGGTTAACTGTATCCCAGCCATCTAACATATAAAATAATTCAAGCTTGTTATTTATATATCTTAAAGCCATAATAGCAGCGTTTTGCTGTAGTTTAACTTTACGTCCACTATCACTAGCAAAGGCCATACCTAAGAAACTATCGTTAATACCTAGTACTCTTTGTATTCTATCAAATGCCTTATCTATGATAATATACTGCTGCTGTATGTCACCACTTAAATTATCTATTTTGATACCATTTAAGTTGTTAACTGGTATAACAGAGTTAACACGTTGATATGCTTTAGTAAATTCTTCTACATCATCTACAGCACCGTCTTGTACCATCACTTTATTAGTATTAGCCATCATCTGTATCTGAATTAATGCCTGATTAATAGCATTTTGAGACTGGTATACTTCTTCAAATACACCATAGTATTCAGCATTATTACTATCTTGCAACTTAGTCACGTTGTATGAGAACTTAACATCTTTATACGGTAATTTCTTTTTACTTAATAGATAATCACCAGACCAGTAACAACTCCATACCTGACCATTATCATCTACTATATTAGTATGAACTACTAAGAAGTTATCATAAGTATGGTAGTACCCTTGAAATTGTGTGTCATGCCTAAATGTAAATTCAGATTCATCAGTATTTAAGAAGTTATAGTAGGCATCTAACTTATTATGTTTATTAGGAAACATTTTCTTAACTTCATCTTTGTGCATCCACTTAAATCTATGTATAAATCTAGCATCTGAATAATCAGCACTAGTACTCATAGGGTCTAATACTACTTCACTAGATGGTACATAGTTCTTTAATATCTTATTAACTTTTCTACCAAATCTATCAGTTTTAGGGTTACCATTAGAATCAGTATCAACTACTACTTCTTTCTCTACTACCATAAGTCCTGATAACATCAAGTCTAGCTTTAGTTTATCTCCTACATTATCAAATCTATTAGTTCTATTTACATAAGAAACTACATCACTAAGAACACCAGCAATAGTAATATATCGTTGGTCAGTAGGAGATACTTTAACTGTATTAATTACAGTAGAGTAATAGCCTATCATCTGCCTAGCAAATAACTTAATAATATTAAATGTCTCAGCAGGCTGTCCTCTATCAGCTAGTACAGTTAGCTGTTCATCAGTGTACTGTCTATTATGATACATATCTTCTATCATATTAGCCTTAGTCCTACTAGCTAGGTAGTCATCATATCCTAATTTAAAGGTATCTTTAAGAGTATCTATATTAATCTTCATTATTAACCTCCATTAAACTGATTAAGGTCTATGGCACTATCAGTAGTAGCTGTATTATCTGGTGATTGTACTGCATCTTTAGGTATTCCTGACTGCCACACATTACCAGTGTCTACCATATCATACTGAGCTTTTAACATTTCTTGTGTCTTTGTCTTAATCTTATCCCAGTTCTGCAATTCATAAGACTTAGTGAACGCATACTTACTTTGTCTCATATCGTGTGGATATTTCATCACATTAGAGGAATATATGTCATTAGTTTTCTGAATAAGACCTGATGTAAACTGTTCTAGTGAAGCTAGTGCCGCATCGTGAGTAGACCAGTCACCTGCTTGTGAAGCGAAATTATATCTGTCAAATTCTGACTCAGTTACAGCAGTACCTGACATCAACTTAATATACTCTGCTAGTGCAGCAGTTATTGACGTATCAAATCTTATCTGTGATAGTTCTGCCTTACGTTTTTTATAGCTTTTAATATTTGCTAGTCTAGCTATTATCTTATTAGCTTTTTCAAATGCATCTCTATCTATACCTTGTAGTTGTTCGGTAACTCTAATAAATCTTCTAGTGATACCTTCCATACCAGCTAGGTCTTGTTGTGGCTTACCTTTCCACTCATTATCACCTTGTAATTGTTTAGCTATGATAGTCTGTTCTTTATCAGCTAGATTATCATCTCTAAGAGTAGCTTCTTTCCATTCTGTAGGATTAATCTTTCTCATCTTTTCAGATAAGGCTCTATCTTTTAGTTTCTCTTCTAACTCAAGCTCTTTTATCATATTACTAGCACTAGAAGTTCCAGTAGCTTTAGAACCAGCAACTTTTTGTTCCCATCCTAACCAATCACCACCATTTTGGAAATGTTCAGTCATTTGTTTATTTAATGCTTCTGCACTCATATTAGCACTATCAGCCATTGTCTGCTTAGTAGAATCCTCGGTAGGACTAGATACTACTCCTGCAAGTACTTGTCTTATTTTATTAAGTGAATTTTCTGCTACCTCTCTACTTTTACTAGAGCGGTATTGGTTCTGACCAGTAACTTTATATAAAGATTCAGTAGTGTTTACCTGCCATTTACCGTTCTTACGTACTTTAAAGAAACCTCTTTTAAGTGCTTCTGCTACTTCTGGGTAAGTCTTTGCTATCTCTACTGCTTCACTCATACCAGGAATTTCTGATAATAATGTAGTATCATTAGTAAAATCCACTGGCATTACTTCATCTACACCTTTATCTTTCATAATCTTATAAAGTCCAGGATTTTGCTTAATAGTACCAGATACATCAGACGCATTACCAGCAATAATCTGATTAACTGCTTTCTCTATCGTATCTTTATTCATTATAGACTGTATCTGCTTATTTTGCTCTTGTGTTACCATAAGCTCTTGTTGTAATTTTTGATTCTGTAAATCTAGTGCAGTCTGTCCTCTTTCATTAGGTGCATACTGCCCTTGTTCATTTAACTCAAAACCTTTAATATAGTTTTTAAGTCGTTGCTGTTTTTCTTGTCTGTCTACTTGTAGTGACTGGTTACCAGCACTAACACCTTCTGTAAATGCACTCATCTATTATCCTTAATATAAAACGCCATCATCTACTCCCCCATAAGGTGCAGTAGTTCCTACTGAAGATGGCATACCAGTAATCATCCTACTACCGTAACCAACTAGGCTGTTTATATTATTACCTAGATTCTGTTGTATTCCAGCTTGATTAACACCTGCTGAGGTATATGTACTAGATAAGTTATTACTAGTATTACCCATAGCATTAGATATATTTTGTCCTTGATTTAATCCTAATGATAAGAATCTAAGTCTAGCATCACTAGCTCTTTGATCTGCACTAGCTCTTGACTGTGCTTTCTGCATCTCAGCACTATAGATATTCTGGTTAGTAAAATTAGCTTCTAGACCACTATCTGTCATACCTCTTTGAGCCATTTGTTGTTCTATCTCTTTATTAGCTTGCTGCTTAGCTTTTTGTATTTCAGTAACTTCTTTATTACTAATTGTTTTACCAGTCAAGTTTTTATAGTAATCACCTTCTGACTCTTGTAAATCACCATATATATCTTTCCAGTCATTATACTGTTCCATCTGAAAATCTAGTTGGTTCTGTTGTACTTGAGCCGCAGCATTTGCTGAATCACTAATAGCCTTAGACTGTGTCTTTGATGAACTATATGATACTGCCGCACTAACTCCAGTACCTATAAGCATAGCACCAGCCGCACTTATACCAAATGCCATGTTATTCTCCTTGTAATAATCTAAGAGGTTGTAATAAACTCTCTATATTGTCAGGTATTGTTTTATCTACCACAGCATTTTCTATATCATCTAAGTCTTCTAGGTCTGTAGGTATAATATTCATAATTTGAACATTACTATGAGCATAAGCTACTTTACGTGAACCTTCTAAGGCTTCAAATATGTAAGGCGCTTCTACTGTTCTTACTTCATTACCTATGCCTATAGAGACTTTACCTTTTAACAATACGTTCAAGTGAGTTGTTAGATGTAAAGCACCTATTGCTATATCACCAGCTTTAATATGAAGCACTCTACAATACACACCGTCTGATTTATAATGTTCAGTAAAACCTACTTCCGATATATTTGCTGATAATTTCATTTAGCTATCCTTTATTAATTATAATAGCATAATTTCTATTAAAATAATATTAAATGTAATTATGTTATATAGCACCATTACGAAGATATATTTAAAACACCTGAGTTATTCCATAGTCTACCAGTAACTCCTGGGTCAGTAGTTGGCAATCCAGTTAAAGTAACATTACCACTAACAGTTAAGTTACCACCTATAGTTACATTGCCATCTACTGTCAAATCATCTTCAAAGTACACATTAGCTGTACCACCTAATATTGGTGCTACATGTAATGCCCAGCCATCACCGAAGGCTTTTCGTATATCTACTACAGCATTACCAGTACTAGGTGCACCTACAGCAAGTACTGAGTTACCTGAGCCTCCTGACTCGAATACTGCATTATATGTTCCTAGTGATATAGTATGTAACACCGCAGTATATCCGTCAGCTGTTTGGGTCTCATCAAGATAAAGTGAGCCACCTTTCATAGTAGCACCATAAATATGTGCATCATTATCAGGGCCGGCTCCACCTGCTGCATCCATATCAAACCCTGTTCCACCTGTAGTAGTAATCCTATCTGCTGCTAGTGTGCCAGTGATTATAGCATCGCCATTAATATATAGCTTAGTACTATATTGCCAAGAACTTCCATTATATGTATATATAGCAGGGAAGTTAGGATAGTCAAGTGTTTGACTAATGATAATCTGGTCTCCTTCTATCTCTGTACTATATATAGTACCTGAGGTAGCTAAGTTCCATAAATTAGCAACGTCAATACTACTCATAGTTGCACCATCAGTATAATAAGAACTACTTACTGTATAGAATTGTATAGCAGTACCTCTAGCACCATCAGTACCATTAGTGCCATCCTCTCCATCTACACCATTAGTACCGTCCCATCTAGAAACTGTAGACCAGCCATTTAAATCTATTAGCCAAGTACCATCTTCTTGAGGTAACCACGTAGATTTAGACATATAGATAGGACTAGCTTGAGCAGGCACATCACCTGGATTATCATACCAATCTGTAGGATAAGTAAATGTAGTACCATCAAAACTACCTTCGGTATCTAAAGGTTCTACAGATAAATTACTATATGCAAATTCTATCCATCTAGCAGGTAAACCATTCCATCTTACTGGTGTAGACCATTCACTATATAAAGACCATATACCAGTAGTCATATCAAATGCCCAAGTAGATGATGATTGATATACTATAGCATTAGGGTCTGGTACTTCTGATGGTGTATCATACCAATTAACTGGATAAGTCATAACTGAACCATTATAACTACCACCAGTACTAGCTATTGTCTCCTCATTAGAATAAGCAAACTCTGTATAAGTTATATCAGGTATAGATAGTTCACCATCATCAACCAAAGTATCTAAAATAGTTTGCATAGCACTTATTAGTAAAGCTAGTCTATTTAGCTCATTATTAATTTCTGTCAGGTCTGTATCACCTTCACCAGTTTGTATAGATTCTATTCTACTATTTAACTCAGTAAGATAACGTCTAACTGCTATCTCATCTGTTAGGTCTATTGGAACTACTGTACTCATTATTCCCTACCTCTAGCATTAAATTCTAATTCATGTAACTCACCAGTACCAACTACAGTATAATGTAGACCGTAACCATCACGCGTTCCGATAGATTTTGCATTAAACTGAGTTTTACTAGGGTCTAATGTTTTACTAAATATAGATACACCATCTAAGAATATCTCTATAGTTATATCACCTTCATAAGATATATAAAAATCTTTAAATGTCTTACGTTCACTAAGTCTACCAGTAACAGTAAGTAATGGTGATTTATAAGACATCTGAGCATATGATGAACTAGCGTTCATTATAGACAAAGTAGTATCACCATTTTTTAGTATATATAAAGTATCATTAAACTTTCCTACATAACCTAATAAGTCTATAGTTCTTAAGCAAATATTGTATCTAGTATCTACAACCAATATACCAGCTGTAGTAGTTAAGAAATACATACTATCATGTACTACCGCATTATAAGATACTGGAGTATACCTACCCAATTTAGGTAATGTTAGAAGTTGTATCTGACCACCATTAGTAGCACATACACCATCATGAGATAACCATGCTAGTGTATTATTTACAAACTGTATAGTGTTATGATTTACACACCCATGCTCACCACTAAGTAAAAATTTAGAGAATGTTGATGGGCTATTACCAGTAACAATATAGGATGAATACTCAGTAAATACAACTAGACCATTCTGTAATGCTCCAATACCAGTTATAACTTCATCAAAATCTATGAAGTTAGTTGCAGGCCAATATGCAGGCTCTGCTATATTGCTATAGTATAACTTATTACCTACTGCACCAAATAACATTGCATAAGATAAAGTTAAGTATTTAAAATTACTAGGCGGAGGTAAATTATTAAAAGTATCACAAATATAATTACCTGCTATAGTCTCATCAAGTGCATTATCATAGTATGTAAAGAAACCTGATACATAATCTATTTCAGTAACTAATGTATAATCAGTAAGTGTTCCTCCTATTCTATATAATCTAAACTTATCTATCCTAGTATCAGTTGTTGTAACTAGCCCTACCACTCTTACCTGATTTCTTGCACATACTGCTTCAGCTGATGGAGAAGGTGCTGTTTCATATCCAGTTGATGAGTCATAGTAAGTAAATATGTAACTATAAGTACCATCTAGATTATACTCAGAATAATATCCCGTATCTGTTATTTTTAATACTTCTAATGTTGTATTACCTATTAGTGTAATAGCAGGATTAGCTATAATATCTGCATCTGCTGAGTTATCATTATAAGGACTACCATCCCAGTTAGCAGCATCTATTGTATATACTCTATAGAAATTACTACCTCCTGCAGTGGTTCTATAAATACGTATCTCATCAGTACTAGCTAATTTAGGCCAACTAATATTTATAAGTGTTTGTTCATTAGATAGACCAGATATATATAGTATATTAGAGAGAGGCCCTTCTTCATCTAAGTCAGAGTTATATGTTAGTACTATATATTTATAATTACCAGTTAAGTTACCAGCAGTAGATTGTACTGTTAGCTCAGGTGCTGTAGTAGGTGCATCTACTCCAACTGCTTTGCTATTTATACCATCTAATGTTTCATACAACTCTCCTACATTAGCATAATATAGCACATCATCATATTCTGCGAATGAGGTTTCAGTAGTAAAACTAACTAATGTATCTTCAGATTCAAACCATTTAAAATAACTATCTGAAGATATTGATGTTTCTAATGGTAGTTTTACTGGTTTCAGTATGCCCGGCTCATTATCACAATTAGTATATACTTGACTCTCTGTCTGAGATATTAAAGATGGGTGAGCTCTAGTAAAAAGTCCGCCACTAAAGTCATTTATTCTCATTGTTAAACTCCTTATTGAATTGTATATTCTGTCTCTCATAAAAGTCTACTTTATGCCTTACTTTTTGAGACACTTCCGAAGCTTTATGTAATTCCTTTTTATTAACAGAGTAGTATGTAGCATTAATATCATAGTAGTCAGTAATAGTAAATGGTTCTACTTTATATAATACCCTTAGTCTTGGTATATTTTCTTTAATATATATCTTCTTAGGTTCTACTACTGGTTTAGGTGAGCAGCCACTAAAAAGTAAGGCTGTTATTAATAGTACTGTTCGCATCTGAATATCCTTTGAAGTATGTCTCAAATGTATTTACTTTAGTATCACTTTTACATTTCTGTAAGTCAACCATTATATTATCTTTTTCTAATGTTATAGAGTTTATCTTATTTTCCAGTTCTGAATTATTATTTCTTAAATCTTTTAGTGGTTTACTATGATATTTATAATATATAGAACCTAATATAAGTATAATAATAATAGTTATACTTAGTTTAGCATATTGTAGCATTACTTATCCTTATCTTCACTTAGTCTTATTAACATAGTTCTTATCCTATGACCTAGAGCTGCTACTGCATCCCACTCAGGTAACTCTTCTTTACTTCTTATTGTATATATATTACCTACAATACTATAAACTTCCGATAGTATAAGTATATTCATACCAATATATAAAAATTCATCACTATTAGCTTGCAATGCCTTAGCACCTAAAGCTATAACTAGTGGAATTAGCACAAGAGAAAACTTAGATACTACACCATACTTCATTTTATTTGATGATATACAGTGACTTAATGTCCTTGCTTTAAGTATGCCAGTAACATAGTCTATAAATAATAAATAACCTAAGATTGTAAATGTTTCTACATCTAATCCTAAGTATGTTAATATGCTAGCTAAAAATACTAGTATTGTATTAAGTACTACTTTCATCCCTATTGTCCACTCTATCACTACCAATCCTTGACATTATTTCTATATCTTGTTACTGCTTGCCCTAGAACCAACGTACCATCAATGTCGTTAGCTACATCTTCTGCTGTAATTGTATAATCATAAGGTTCATTTTCATACTTCTCGCATTCAGCGATAGTTGCAAGAGCGTTAATTTCTGATTCTTTAGTATCTTTTGTGTTAAATAAAGAAATACCATTCATTTGAATTTCATTAATAATAGTGTCATAATCAGCACTAGTTGCGTCATGCTTTATGTTATCAGCATCTTTTATTTGTGGTAATGCAAATTTCTTTCCTATTTCAAAGTTTACAATATCATTGTACCCACCATCCACATCAAAACCTAATGAAGTTGTAACCCTAGGTCTTATTTGCTTTTCTTTATATACTTTTGACAGGTCTTTTAGCATAGATTTTTTTACTTCATCAAGTGGTCTTTCTGTCTTAGTGTAACCAACTACATACTTGTTACCTACCAATGAAGAAGATTTAACACTTGTGTAATATCTTCTATTAGGTGGAGATTGATACTCTATTTTGTAGTAATCATAATCATTGAGTTGTTTTTCTGTAAGTCTATCAACATACATAGTGCCATCAAGTGTTGTAATAGTTTTACTATTTTCTATCTTATTTGTGTTTTGATTGTAAAGTTTCATTTAAACTCCTTATATTGTATAATCTATTACGGCTTGCTGTTCTGTGGATAAAGCTTTATTATACTTTCTAACATTACTTAAAGTACAATTTGTAAGAGTATTTAATGTACTTTCGGTGGTAGTCTTTGTAACAATCCCATTTAGTGTATAATACGCTTCCACGAAGCCTGTTGCATTTGGAAATGTTATTGTATCTCCATCCGCTATAGTTGCTTTTTCACCATCATAAGTAACTCCACTACTATCAGTACCATCATATTGATTATTATAGTTGTCTAAACTATTCTCTGCAAGTGGGTAATAAGCTATAAGTCCGTCATCTATATCAATAGGTCTAAAGTTCTTTTCATAGTTATAGATGTCTGTGATTTCTTGTGGGGTTAGGACTGTATTTAGTAATCGTAATGATTTCATATAACTAGTCCCTGAAGAAATTGTTGGTAAATTATCAAGAAGTTTACTGCTATATGCTCCTAGCAGGGTATCTAGGGATGAATAACTGAAAGGCAAGTAAGTGTGCTGTAAGGTACTCTCTAGTATTCCATTGATATATAATTTAATTTCTGTAGTAGATATTGTTACTGAAATAAAAGTAAAGTTACTTATTGTTAATTTAGTTGTTGATACTATATTTAAAAATTCAGTAGCACTATTGGCAAATAAAAATCTTATCCCCCCGTCTGTATCTAGCCTTAAATTATTCCATATACTCACTTGTCCAGTATGATTATCAAATCTAAATCCTAATAATCCTTCAGTACTGCCTAATATTTTAGGTTTTACCCATACAGTAATGGTTTGAGTACCATTATAGTTATTTAGTATTGTTTGTCCTAAATCAATATACTTTGGAGTTTTTTCAAAGTTAGCCACGCTACCAAACTCAGCATCGTCTACATAAGTAAGTCCACCTACCTCTGTACCATCATAATTACCAGTAGTGTCCTCTGCTGTACCAGTTAAAGGATAGTGAGCTATAAGTCCATTAGTTGTAGGTAGTGGCAATGGTTTAGGGTAGTATCCCTCTTCGTATAGTGCATCTATGAAGGTTTGGTTTTTGGTTTCATTATATATTCTAAGATTTGAATAATTATCTGTTGCAAGTGATGTAGGAATAGTAGAAGATGTAATGTGCGCCATACCTGAACCAGTATCTTTCCAGTAACTGCACCAACTACCACCTGTTGCTGGAATAGTTACACTTCCTGATAATGGGTCTAATTGGTCTCCCTGAAAGTCAACAGTCCCAACAACTGTACCATCATAAGTACCATGACTATCATCTGCATTATTGTTAAGTAGATAATGAGCTACAAGACCATCTGTTAAGTCTACTGCTGTATCAGCATCATGATGTAATAGTTTCTTAGACAGTTGCATAATCGCCACCTACCATTTGACCATCCCAGTTAGTACCATCTACACACTCAAATACAAAATAAGCTATAGAAGTATAAGTAGGTATTGTACCACCTTTCCATCTAATAGCAGGAGCAGCACCCCAGCCAGATATGAATGCACCAGTATCAAGAACTACAAATGACTTACCAGCTGATGCTGTAGGCATTGTTACTGTTGCTGTGCCTGTTACTTTAAATATTGTACCTTCTGTATCAAGATTAGGAGTAAAGCTCACTGCTTTTGATGTAACTGTTTCAGTTACACCAAGAATTGTTTGTGTTGCTGTAAATGTGTTTGCAACGTCATTTTTTGTAGTATCAGCATCATAGGCTTGTACTGTAACACCAATATCTGCATCTACTACTATAGTTGCATCATAAGCTTGTACTGTAACTCCAATATCTGCATCTTTAAGTATAGTTGCATCTGCTGGTTCATATACACCACTGTGGTCATGTGTTGTATCCGACTTATTACCTAACTCTTCAATAATCTTAGAAGCTGAAAATAACTCTGTAGTCAAAGTACCAGCATCATTAATTACTCTGTGCTTAGTAGCATCTGCAATATGTGTATCTATCTGTGCATGAGTATTAGTACCGATATTAGTTAATAATGTATGGTCTGTTACACCAGACGGAACAGTTTCCCATGTATATACACCTGCTACTGCACTAGCAGTTAATACTTTACCAGCATTAGTAGTACTATTTGCAGGAACGTGTAAACTACCATCACCAGTAGGGTGAGTATAGATAGTATCTGTGTCAGTATATCTGTCAGCGTGTATTTGCTCTGCACCAGTTACAGACCAGTCAATATGTTCACTAGCTAGTGCTGTATGAGTGTCTAATCCATCTTTTAGTAGTTTACCTTGGTTAGCAGTTAGTGCTTGTACTGTACTTGTACTAAGTAATGTATCATTTAACTGCACATAACCAGCTTGAGTAGTACTTGCAAAGAATGTAGGCTCAGAGAACTCAACTAATAGAACACCTTGTGTACTATGGCTTCTCATAACTACTGCAACTGCTTGATATCTGATAGATGTAGGTTTAGTATCTGTTAGTGTACCTGTATCTGCTGGATATAATATAGTACCCTCATCCCATAAACTGGTATCGACAAAGTCATCACATACACCAGTATTAGTACACATTCCAGTATCATTATTAGCTAGATCAGTATGTAGAATACCCAATGCAATTTGTGTAGTAGGGTCAGTAAATGCCACTACTTGTAGGTAGTCAGTACCTGGCTGAGTTGAGTCAGCAGTAATCACTGTACCTTTAGTTAATAAAGAACCACTCTCATTCCTGACCTTATAGTGAACATGGTCTGCGCCTACAGTATTAGTTATATCATCTATAGTTTTATTTGTGAGTGTTTCGATAGCAGAAGTATCATATACAGTATCTGTAAATACTGCTCCTGATGGTACTGCTGTTTCTACAGTCAAATTATTTACTTTTTCTGCATTATCTACTATACCGTTATCATTTGTATCATATACAGACTTAGTCATATCTGCTGTAAAACCACCAGAATCTAATGCAACCTTATCAGCGGCAGTCATTAATCCTGCTTCTGTCTCAGTAGCTGAAGGTATTACTGCATTAGTACCACTCGATGAAGCTACTGTTAATGTAGTAGCTGTTTTATCAATAACACTAAGGTTTGCATCATTTATAGTAGTCTGTTCAATAACTTGAGTAGCTGAACCGCCACTACCACTAGAACCTCCACCGCCTACACTAAAGCCATTAGTGTACCCCATCTCATAATGTGAGCCAGTAGTAAATCTTAGTGCAGCTAATTTCTTAAGGTACTTTAACTCATTACTATATAAAGCAAGTTCATCGTTACCCAATGCAATAGATTGTGAATCTTTATCTGAACGTAGTAAGTGTCCACACACGTAAAATTTAAGTGCTTGTTCGTAATGTGATTTAACATCTAGTGTATCTGAGATAGAGTCTATGTTATTTGGTAATCCAAAGTACTCAAGTTTTAAACTATAAGCTTGGTCAGCCTTAGGATACAATTTAAAGGTATTCTGCTCTAGTAGTACGCTTGTAGGCATACCTCTAACATCAGTATAATCTATATTAATACCATCTAGCATCTCTGCTGTAACTATCGGTATCTCTGTACCGTTTATTGAAAACCTCAATACTTTAATACATGAAGCTGGTAAAGTATCAGAATAGCTGTCTTCAGTAAGTGAAACTGTTGTGTTCTGTAACAGTCCGTTAGTCTTACCTACAACGTCTTCCTGTGCTTTATCCAATAGATAGAGAACAGTGGTATCTGACCATCTGTCTCCATCGGGGTCATGCAAAAAGTCTCTAATATAAGAAACTAAATTGCTTGTTGCCATACTATACTGCTTCTACTCTATTTCCGTTAGTCAAGTCGAACTCAATGAATTCTACTAGCACTACCACTCTACCAGCACTTACAATAGCATCTGCTGAGAAATTAACATCTTTAGCATCAGTAAGTAGTACTGGAGCAGCTACTACTAATTCTACTACATCATCGTCAATGTCAGAAGCTGCTAGTGTATAAGCTACACTATCAATTGTAACAGTTGGTACTGTTGCTGTACCTAGCCCAATACCAACTACTTTAATTCCAGTAAGCACTACATTTTTAGGTAGTGAACATACTGTTGCTAGATCTCCGATTGGTAGTGAACCATTCTCAGAAGGGATTAACTCCCCTCCTACTGTTCCACTAATTCTTCGCTCATTGTTTCTGTGAGCATATTGAATATCAATTGTTGCCATATGTCACTCCTTATACGTGAGCAAGGTCTATAGCGATAACACTATAGTCAAGTTCAGCTACTTTCGCAGCACCATAATCTTTACCTGACTCTACAGTTAGGTTAGTTTTCTTAGCATTACACCAGTACTCTACGGCAGACTGTGATGTCTTACCAAAGTTATCGGACTTTTGGAATAAATAGTCTGGCATCTTACCAAATGCAGATTGTACTGCACCACCACCAAGTAGTAACCCTCTTGAATATACTGTACCAGTAGCAGAATCGAATGTATCTTGACCTTCCCAAATAATTGAATCGTCAGCAGTTACTTTCTTATACTTTCTAAGTCCTGCAAAATCAATGTCACTATCTTCTAGGTTAAACGCACCAGTACCATCAGTGATACCGAAGAAGTCACCTGCTTCGACATAAATAACTTTCCCTAGTCTACCAAGTACCATTGAAATGCTTCTGTTATTATTACCTCTAACATCAGCATTGATTACAATAGTCTGATAGTCAGCTGACTTCTTAAGAGTCTTAGCCATGTAGCTATCCATGATACATAGGTATAGTTGGTCACCGTTCTCTGTCTTAAAGAACTCTAGTGGGCCACGTCTATCAGCATCAGTAGTACCTACAACACCTGAAGAAAGTGGTGCTACCATACCTTTACCAGTCTTAGCTGCATCTTCAATGTCAATAAGGTCATCATATACAAATGTAGTACCTAGTGATATAATATGTGATGGGTTTTCACCTAGACAACCTTGAAGTGTATCAAAAATCATTTGGTCTTTCCATCTAATAAACAAGTCACCAAGTTTATTTCTAGAATCACTATGTTCGTTAATCGTTAAGTCACCAATATCTACACCATCAAACTTTTTACCGTTATCTACTGGAATAGTATATTCATCTACAGAGATTTTATCTGAGAATTTTCTCTTAATCTCACCTTTACCATAGGCTATGTTATCACCCTTAATTGCTTTACCAGTTAGTTTACCTGAGTAATCAAAAACAACTGTGTGACCAGTACTAGCACTCTCGTTATTTACTTGGTAGACAATAGAATCTGAAGTTCTACCAGTATAAGGTTGCCAGAATGATACTGATGCGGACTCAAGCAGTCCGTCATTCATCCACTGTTTTCTTTGAAGATCAGAACCTAAAGCTACTTTACCTGTACCCATGTTCTACCTTTCTAATATACGCTATTGATATATTTCTTAGATGCAGTTTCTTCAGGTTTTGTATCACCTGAATAACTGCCTTGACCATTTAAAGATGGTTGTTTAAGAGTGTCATCTGTATTCTTAACTTTCTTTGGTGTATGAATGTATTCATGTGCCTTAGTAAGTAATTCTTCAAATGTAATCTCACCATTTTCTAACTGTTTAGTAAGTCTAGGCGGTATATCATTAGCTAGTTGCTCGTCCGTTAAAGGAGTAGCAGAGTTAGCATTGAACTCATCTAGAACTTTCTCTCTGCGAGATAGCTCAAACTGAATAGAGGCTTCTGAACCTGCCTTAGTAGTAGCTTCATTAACTCTACTATTAAATTCATTTTGTGCTTGTGTTTCATAACTGTTAAGCTTAGTACGCCAAGCATCAGGGTCAGAATATTTCAGATCCTCTAACTCTTCTACTTGCTCATTACTAAGTTTCACATTACTTAACGCTAAGTCTTTAAGGGTACTAATTTCAGCTTCTGTTTTCTTTAAATTTTGTTGAGATTTAGTATAAGCTTTCTGTGTATCCTTGTATCTCTTCTCCCAGTCGACTGCTTGTGGTTCAGTAGGTACTGTACCCTCAGTCTGTATGTTGGTATCTAGCTTAGTAGGAGTACCTGACATATTTAATCCTTTATATTAATATCTATATAATATAGTATATATAATGATTGGTTAATATATGCTTAAAGTGCTACCTGATTTGATGTCTTTTTATTACTTTTTACTTGTTTACTATTCTTTGTGTTATTAACTAGGTGTGAACTAAGTCCTTGACTACCGTATCTAAAGGCCGCCATATAGTTAGAGTGTATATCATGCACGTCAGTGTCTAAGTAAGCATTAAGCTTCTCGTCTTTCTTTTTACGATAATTTTGTATTGCTGTAATCGTATTTTTACACTTTGTAGAAATAATTAAGTCACTAAGCATCATACTCCTAGCTATATTAATACTTTCTATAAATGATACCCTAGTTAATTGTTTTATCTTAGTTATACCTAGACTATTAAGTGTTTCTCTGCGTGTTCTACCAGTTGACATTTCCCTAACTTCAAGGTCAAACGGAAATATATGCCAATCATAGTCATAACCTAGTGTATCTCTATTATGATGTAATACTTCTGCGTAATGTTTAAATGCTTCACCAGTACTATGGTACTCATCTATTAGAAATACTCTACCATCCACTACTTGCCAAAATAGTATTACCATCTCATCATTTACACCTAAATCCCAACTAGTATGCACTTTGTAAGAGGTAAATGGAGTCATTTCCTTAAATCTATTCTCTTCTTTTATTACATCATACTGCTTCTTGAAGTAAGTACCCTCTATAGACTGTGCAAATGCCATCTCAGGAGTTGCTGGGTATTCTCTATTAAAGTCCTCTCCTAATTCTCTAAGTTTAACTATCAGCCAATTAATCTGATACTGTGTTAATTCTAACTCAGGGTATTTATTACTAGTATTAAATGCAATGTACTCACTAGGTAGACTAAGCGAAAAGCTCTTACCCAGTTCTTTAAGATACTCCTCACCAGCTTCAGTAATATCTACATATGTAGCTAGTTGGCAGTCAGGGTCTCCCATCCAACTAAGGAAAATCGCCTGAAAATCTAGTGCAGTAAGTTCTATACCTGCATCCTCTAGTGCCTTAGCCTGATACCACATATCAGGGAATAGTCCAGTATTACCCTCAGCCGTTGTTTCTACTGTAATCTTAGAGTTTTGTGATACTGCCTGAAATGCACCAGTCTTTAGCTCTCTAGCCTTCTCAGGATACTTCTTAGAGATTTTAGCTAGTTCACTTACATGTAACCCTTGTAGTGTATCCCCTCTAAAGTTACCTATCTTTAGTATTGAGCCATTACTAAACTCCATGCCGTTAGAGTTACTAGCTATCAAACTAATATTCAAAGCACGTTTGATTATAGGGTCTAGCTCGTTCCACATTAGTAACGCCCTCTTTTGTAGTTTGTTACTTTCGTCTCTACCATATGATTGTATACCAGCCTGAAAACCTGGTTTGAATAAGCAATCATCAAAATAGTAGGATAGGAATAGAGTACTTATACCTTGTTGTCTACTTTTAAGTATTATCTTCTTATTATGTTTATAGTCTAATAGTGTTTTTTGTTGGGAGTTATTAAGTTTTAGTAGTATAAGATTAGCATCTTTATCTCTAATATAATAGAGGTGATTCATCCTCCAATATTTTGAGCCTATTGTATTCTCTATATCAAGCATCTGCTACACATCATCCTTACGTGAGTACTTGCTTAGTAGTGCTTCTAGTATGCCCTCATTTTCGCTCTCTTTTAGTGAGTTTTCTATACTAATCACTATACTAGTTACGTCTTTTAATGTTTTAGCTTCTATATAGGTATCATCTAGTATGTAATCTAGTTTAGCCATTATGATGCTTTTTGCTGAGTCTATAGTCTTTTGAAGTTCATCTTCTTTGGACTTAGGTGCGTTCCCTTTCAGGATATCATCAACAGTTATCATGTGCAAAGTTCCTTTGTTATGGTAGGTGCATGGAGTAAACTTCATGCAATCACATATATATAATGTAAGCATAACTTAGGTTTACTTAGGTTTGACTTAGTAGGCTGTGTAAATCTGTTATTTTTGGTGTTTTGGTAGTGTAATTTAGTTCTAGGACATTATTGGTCTGATGAGTGAGATTTATGGGTGTGTAATTTAGTTCTAGGACATTATTGGTCTGATGAGTGAGATTT